TCACACCTTTTACGAGTGGATTGTCATCGGCAAATATCTCGTGGAATCCGCCACCGCCAATCAAATGATAAAAAATGGGAAGACAGCACAACGCATAAATAATAACAATTACCACCACGTATTCCATATTCCTAGGAAATACGCCCCCGTTTTCAGCGAGATGTTTCCATAACCAGGACAAGCCGCCTACCGCTACCGCAATCGAGAGTCCAATGATTCCTATCCATTTTAAAACTCCAGGTGATTGCGCCGATTCGTTCCACTGCCACACCTGAATAGAGTCAATGAATTTCGTAATGGTGCTCAGTCCACCTACATTCATTTCCTTTACTTTTGGAAATAAGAGTATCGCGCATAATAACATTACAACAATGAATATAATAAAAAAGGTATCCAATAATTCTTTTACACGCGGGAACATATCTCCCCGAAACGATTTCGCGATCCACTCCATCGTGGCGTCCGACGTCGTGACCTTTGTGAAGACGATGGAGATACATAAAATGACGAGAATCATTGACAAGAATGGATTCCACCGCGACAAGCTTGCCAGATGTGCGGGTATTTTATCGATGAAACCGGTATTGGATGTGTCATTTACGATTTTATCCCAATCATCTGCGGTCAATTTTTCAATATTCGCCGCATTTTGGCCGAGTTTTTCGGTCAATTGTGTGTTGTCCTTGAACGAATCACACTCGCCTTTGAATATATCGATAACCCCACTCGGCATTTTCATACATTCGACGACCTTCATTTTCGCAAAATAGAGTACACTTATAAGAATCGTGATGATTACTGCCAATGCGAGTAATACATTATTGACGATTTCATTATTGGATTGTTTCAGTTGGTCGATACGAGCCTGTATTTTAGCATCGATTATCATCGCGGATTCTTCCTGGCTCTTATTCGCGAGTTCCCCCGTTGTAGTGAGTTCTTTCACAACTTCATCTCTCAATTGCTGATAATACGCGTTGCCATTTGCTGCGTCGCTTTTGACGTCCAACTTGAAGTTGGTTTCTTGGTTCAATGCTACAAAATTCCAAATGATGACCGCTATCAAGGACAACGACACAATATATCCGAAAATCTTAAACGCGGTGAGTTTATTGACTTCACCCATCACGCCAAGAAGGGCGAGACCCGCGAGAACCATATACACGATACCGTGGGACGCGAACAGATTATTTTGGTCTGAATCCGCTTCAATACCGGAAACAGTGGGTATCCATTTTTGTTGGGTCGCGATGAATAAAAATCCCGCAATAAACAATATTATAAATGAAACATAGCGACCGGATTTAAATAACAAACCGGAACCGGCATCCGGATGAAACATTTTATAGCGATACATCATATATAGTGTAGCGAGCACCGCGATGACCTGAAACATAATACCGACATTCAATACCACATCGGAAATCGACGTCTTGAGTGCGGCGGTGTTGTTTGAATTCACTTGCTGGGAATCGTTTGAACCAGATTTCACGGAACGAACCTTGATAAATATACCGATGACTGCTAGAACCAACCCAGATATTAATTTAAAACCGGTTGATGCGAATATACCCTCGTCACTCCCTTCTTCTGCCCCTCCCCGGAACGCTTTCCATAAAACAGAAATTAAAATGATACCCCCCACGCCAAGAAATCCATAACTGATATATTCGAGTATACTGGATTGATTTGTTTCTCCAATACGATTACTCGTTAAGCCAAGAAAGAGGCCCAAGCCGAGAAGTAGAATAACGCCGAAAAAAATCCAAGTCATACTTTCTGGGGATATCTGAAACGGAGAAGCGGATGAAGGTAGTAAGGGATCGCCTGCGCTTCCTGTCGAGGTGGCCGCTTTTTTCCACCCAATATACGAATAAATATCGCCAGAATACAACCATAATGAAAATAGAATACTTGTGATCAATAATACAAATACAGAAAGGTTTTTGGTGAATACTTCCCATGTAAAAAACCCGACGAGTATAATTACGGAAATTATAATAAATGGTAGAAATTCTATTATGTTAGTTAAGGATGGCGTTGAAGCATCCATTATATTTATAATGACACCCAGTTATAAATATAAGATATAATATTTCGCGTTTCGCATCGCGACTCCGCGACTCCGCTACGCTTCGTCGCTTCGTCGCTCTGCGGCTGTGCTATATTTGAGATCCGCATCGCGACTCCGCGACTGTGCTATATTTCACGGATTTGTGTCTACATTGCGGTGATTGTGGCTCTACAAGAACGACATCGCCGTCTTTTTTCCGTGGCAATCCCGACACAAAGCGACTAAATTATCCACGTGGTTGGACCCACCGTGTTCTAAAGCAATGACATGGTCTACTTCAAACCACGCGGGCAATTGACGCTGACAGTCTCCGCATTTCCAACCCTGTTGTGCTGCTACATACTTCTTCTTGGTTTCACTCACACTGCGCTTGCTAGAATTCTTCCCGGAATTGAGGATGCGGCGTTCGGATGCGCTGCCACCGCCCCCCAACGACGGAGTTGTTCCCATCGCGCTACTCATTGCGCGGCCAATCGCACTGCCACTACTCGCGCGGCCAATCGCGCCGCCACTCGCTCCGCTCGTTTGACCGCCCATCGCACCGCCGTCGTTCGGGGATGGACCCCCCGTCATATCAAAAAACGGCGTTATCATATCCGCCGTCCCCTTGCTTATCGGCATATACTTAATGATGTCATTGGCGTGGTACATCAATTGCCTAGAGTTTTCCGGATTACGGCGTAAAAAAATGAAGAGCGAGAGACCGACGAATCCAAATGTCGCCATTTTAATCCACTTTTGATTGCTCTGAAACATTTTCGTCAGGTGCCCGTCATAGTATGTGTTAACGATAAGGAATGCGGCTATAATAAAAACGATATACTCGGCCTTTACCATTGCGCGCGCGTGTGTGTGTGGTTATATATAGCAGCGAATAATAACACCGGAATAAACCGGTTCCGGTTCACCGGAATAAACCGGTTCCGGTTCACCGGAATAAACCGGTTCACCGGTTATGGTAATAATACGCCGCATATCCCAGTCCCGCCACCACCAGTATATACACAAGCTTCTCTCGGTATTTCAATTCCTCCAGGATTTGTATAGGTTTCGGGCGATAGTGTAGGTAGTAGCTCTCAAGTGCGTCGTGTAGCGACATCTCGTCCTTCATAAGGAGCACATTATACCGATTATGAATGAAATGGACCCACTTGATAAACGAATCGCGGCTATCTAAATAAGGTGTCACCGGGTATTTATCCAACATCCGCGCAAACTCCGACGACATTTCGGGGTCAGGAATCAGCATCGGAAAATTCTGGATGAAGTCGTAATATTTCTTACGCGTTACATCATTGACATGGTCGGGGTAATTCACCGCCGCAGTCATTAAAACAAACCAGTATTGTGGACCCCATATCCTCGCGTCCAATTTTAGCATTAGCGTGCCTACAATGAAATGACATAAAAACAATAACAGAATTACGGATAAGCGTATTGTAATGGAAGCGAAAGAACTCGACGCGGAGGCGGAGGCGGAGGCCGTGGCCGTGGCCGCGGTAAAACTAAATAACCCTAAATCCGCATTATCGTATTTGGAAATTAGCCAAATACGGAATCATAAACACGTGCCGGTAGTAGCACCCGCAGCACCCGCAGCATCCGCAGCATCCGCGGATAAATATTTCTGTAATAACTGTAATCGTAACAATCACGTGTATAATAATTGCCGCGCACCCATTACAAGTATCGGCGTCATCGCATTCCGATGTGGCGAAACGGGGCCCGAGTTTCTTATGATACGCCGACGGGATTCATTCGGATTCGTAGATTTCATTCGTGGCAAATATTCTCTCAACGACGAAGCGTATATCCAGCGCATCATCGACGAAATGACGTTGGCCGAGAAAGCGAACCTGATGCGACTTACATTCGACCAGTTATGGCGTCTTTTATGGGGCGAGTACACGCGTGGGAGTCAGTATAAAAATGAAGAACAGGTATCGTTTGAGAAGTATCGCCAGGTGCTTGGGGGGATACGCACAAAGGATGGGCGTGTGAAAAACCTCCAACAATTCATCGATGAATCCACGACACGATGGACCGAGACAGAGTGGGGGTTTCCGAAAGGGCGGCGGAACTATAATGAGAAGGACCTGCCGTGCGCACTGAGAGAGTGCCTAGAAGAGACGGGTTATGACATCACTGTTGAGAATGTCATACAGAATATCGCGCCATTTGAAGAAATATTTATGGGGTCGGATATGAAGTGTTATAAACAGAAGTATTTCCTCGCGATGGTGGATTTAGATAAGAAACCGAAAAAAGCGCACGACATTATGGAGGTGGGTCTTATGAAATGGATGTC